ATGAGACTTGCCCCGGTTATTCTTCGATTGCGGAATGCAAATATCCCATCCGTTGGAAATTACGTCGCCGGTGCGGCTGAATTATTGATGGCCCTGCAAAATACCTTACTTCGGGAACCTATTTTTGTCGTTCCGCTGGAAGAAACGGTTGAAATAAATCAAATGGATTCCGGTTTAGGCCAATCCATGATAGAACGGTTTGGCGTAATCGTTGCCCTTAAAAATGATCAGCCGCAAAGCGAAAAGACAGGATTCCTTGCATTTGATCGGGTTCATGAATTACGGGAAAAGATTTTTAATGCAATACTTGGATGGAATATCCCTGGCGGCGAGGGTTTGATTTATTATCGCGGGGGAAGAGTTTCCGACGTAAATCCGGCATATCTTTGGTATCAATTTGAGTTTGAATTTAAGGCGCGGCTCGGAATGATTACGCAATTGGATAATGGAAATGCGATTTACGGCGTCCAGGAATCGGGATTTGCCGACGGGGAAGCGGTTAATTGGAATTCGATATACGCTCGGTGGCGGCTGGCGCCCGCCCGGGATTATGATGTTGATTTTCCGCAATCCCCCGCGACTGATCCTAGCCCCGATATGGCACAATGGATAGACATGAATAAAAAGCCGTATGACGGCAATTTTATACATGTTGATTTTGGTAGCGCCTTTAATCGCTTTGACGAATCCACGATGCAAAATAGGAGGAAATAGAATGGGGACCAAGTTTCTCAAACCGGCTTCCCCCGAAGTCCTTGTGAGGGACCCGTCGACAAAGGTTCCCCTTTCAAACTCGGGAGAACACAAGCCATGGGAAGGAACCGCAGGATCGTACTGGCGGCGACGCGTAATGGACAAAAGCGTACTAATTGTTGATGTCCCCGTCGCTAAGGTCGAAGAGGGAACGGCGTCCGGGGATTCTCCGGTTCAATTTTCCAAGAAGGAAAGGGGGAAATAAATGGCTTTGAATTTTAATGGGATACCGACCACCATCAGGACTCCGGGAACGTATGTTGAAATCGATAATTCCCGGGCATTGAAGGGACTGGTCGCAAATCCTCACAAGGCGCTTGTCGTCGGACAAAAAGTGGCGGAGGGTTCGGCAGGACTCGATGCGCTTTATGCGGTTACTTCCGAAGCGTTGGCGGATAGTTACTTTGGCCCCGGGTCGCTACTTTCCCGGATGATCAAGGTGTTCAAAAAGAATAATCCGAACACGGAATTATTCGCCATCGCCTTATCCAGTCCCGGCGGTGCGGTGAAGGCATCGTGTACGATCAAGTTTTCCGTCGCCCTTTCGGCCACCGGCGGATCTGTCACCACCGATGGCGAGCAAGTTAAATTGCTCATCAACGGGTCGAAGATTTATTTCAATTTGACCAGCGGGTGGTCCGTCAAGGATGTCAATTCGACGGTACAAACTGCAATCAATGCGCTGTCTATGCTCCCGGTAACCGCGTCCACCAATGCCGCGTCCGCGCTTAATTTGATGGCGGTCAATTTCGGGGAGCAGGGAAATTACCTCGATGCGCGGTTTAATTTCTATGCCGGGGAATCGAATCCTACTTGTTTCGGTGATTCCGCCCAGGTCGTCGCATTTGCGAACGGCGCGGGAAATCCTGACATGGGCGATGCGTGGGCGGTAATCGACAACGAACAATTCCACCACGTCGTAAATCCCTATATCGATTCTGCGAACCTGACGGAATTGGAAGGTCAGCTTGAAACCCGTTGGGGGCCGATGGTCGACCAGGCCGGGGTCGCTTACACGGCAGTTCGTGGTACTTTGGCGTCCTGCACCACCCTGGGCAATTCCCGGAACTCCCCATACAACACGATCATGGGCGCGTACGATTCTCCCACCGATCCGGCTGAATGGGCGGCAGCGGTTGGCGCGGTTGCAGCGTTCAATCTCAATAACGATCCGGCACGTCCTATCCAAATGCTCAAAATAAAAGGAGTTCTGTCCCCGAACATTACTTCCCGGTTCACTCGGGAGGAAAGGGATAACCTGCTTTACGACGGCATTGCTACTTGGATTAATGACGCTAGCGGAAATGTTTTGATCGAACGATTGATCACGACCTACCAGACCAATGCCCTCGGGATTGCCGATCCGTCCTACCTGGACGTTGAAACTTTGGCGACCCTTATGGAATTGCGTTATCAGTTTAAGGCCCGGATGATTACCCGTTTCATTATTCCCCGCTTTAAACTTGCGGATGATTCCTTCCCCGTACAGCCGGGAACGTACGTGGCAACTCCGAAGACCGTCAAGGCGGAAATTGTGGCGCTGTTCCGCTTGCTTTATTCCAAGGGATTGATTGAAAATCTGGAAGAGTTTGAGACGAATTTGATCGTTGAACGGGACGAAACCGACGTGAACCGGGTGAATACTTTGTTGCCGCCGGATCTGGTTAATCAATTCCGGGTACTGGCCGGTCAAATCCAGTTCATTCTTTAAGGGGGAGAACATGGCGAAAATTACTGGCCGCGTTGAAGTGCTTGTAAACGGATTACTGTTGCTCAATAAGGCGGGGGCGTCCGCTTCCGGCTTGGGCCTTTCCGGGGAGCCGAATTTTGAACTAAAGGCCGTGAATGGCGATACGGGCTTGCATGGTTTCGTTGAGGAGCCGGTTAATGCGCAGCTTGAAGTCACCGTTACCGACCGCGACGATATTAAGCTGGATTCGTTCGCACGGATAAATGGTAACGGCACGGTGATCTTCCGTTCCGCCGGAGGTGGGAAATCGTACACTATGGAAGGTGCTACCTGTACTCGCAACTTTGGTTTGACTGCGGGAGAAGGTGAAGTGAAATTGATCTTTATTGGTGCCTACTGGATCGAAGGCGTCGACGCATAAAAAGGCGCGGGGGAGAAATCCCCCGCCTTTAAAATAACAGGAGGATCGCATGGATTGCGAAGCCAAACAAGAAGCCGATGAAGCACTGGAAAAAATACTCACCTTTTTTGATTGTGCCCCTGAGGGGGATGAATGGGAAACCAGTCGCCGTAAATTGCGCACCGGGATTCAAAAAAACAGAATTTCCTTGAATGAGGAAACTGCTACGATTACGATGAAACTACTTTCCCCGATATCTGACGGGGATATTGATATTAAGGAATTGGTTTTTCATGAGCCGACCGCCGGAGACTTGAAAGAATTTGACCGTTACAAAGATGCGGAGAAAATGCAAAAAATGGTTCACCTCGCCGCTAAAATGTCAGGAAAGAAAATTGCTATCATCGACAAAATGGGGGCGCGTGATCTTCAAACCATGGCGGCGGTGGCTTCACTTTTTTTCTGATTTCCGGGAGGGCCTTGTCCTGAAGTTTTGATTTGTCGGTGGGGGTGTCCTGGAATAAAATACGGGGGCGATTTAAAGTAATCACGGAATCCGTATATTCCCCGGAAATGCCAATCCAATCCGAAGGCGATTTTGTGTCCGATCCGTTGCCGTATCCCTTTATTGCGTACCGGGAATATCTATCAAGATTGCTTAATTTTATTTCCCGGGAAATTATATTTTCTTTTATTTGATCAGTAGCGGAACCGGATGCCGCTCGCGTAATGAGTAGCCGACCATCCCCTACTGTCAACGGGAGTACGCCGTGGTCATAACAGAGTCGAATAATTAAATCGGCGACCGTATCGCCCTCATTTGCTTTAAACGAATCAAGCATCTTAGAATCTAGTACGGCCGCACTTGAATCAATCTGGACGGAAATACCAAACGGCGCTACCAAGAAGCGAATCAACCGACCAACAGATTGATTTTTCCATTCGTTCGGTTCAGTCGCGTACGAGCAATCAACCAATTGACCAGTCTTATCACGACCCGACCAATGCACCCAACGGGAATCCTGGTTCCCTCCGAAATTAAACGCATCAAGGTATCCCGTGAGAATTACCGTGCCGTCAATTTTCAGCAGGGTGGAATCTCCCGGAGATATCGCCCACGATTTCGGGCCAGTAAAGAAGTTTGCGGTTTGAATTGAAAATGATCCTGACAGTGACCGCATAGAACGGTGAATATCAATGTCCTGAAATCCCTGATATGTTTGTCCTGCTATAGTAATGGACAAGGCGTTCATACCTCAAGCACCCGCATTGTCTCTCCGGCAGGAATAAATCCGGGATGATTCATAATTCCTAGATTGCGAAAAAACAAATCTTCAGTTCGGTCAAGGTCTTGATATTTTGTGTATGCCAATTCTAAGCACGATTGAATATCTTGGGTCGTTTGGTAATTGATTGTTCTGGCGGTTCCTTCGGACAACAGAAACATTTGAGAAGTCACCGCGTCTCGTAAAGACTCAATTGAGTTATATAAAAGAGTGTTATCAATAAAGTTGCCGGAAACGTAATCATAATTAGTTTCGTCAACTTGTTCCCCAAGGCGTAAAAGAAATGAATCAAATGCATTTTGTAAAAGCGTCAAATACTTATATAGGTTTTCTTGCGACGACCATTCTGTCAGGATTGCAATTTTACTTGCGTACCCTAACAAGATGGATTTAATTGAGTCATTCCCCGAAAAAACATTTCCTTTTTGCGACGTCGGAATAAATCCAACTTCGGTTATTCCGTTAGCAGCATTCACCATCTCTTCGATACAGGATGTCCCTAAAGTCTCCGGGATTGTGTCTCCGGCGAGTGACGTAACATCGCCGCGAACGACACCTGAACACGCTCCGATAACTCCGCCAGAAACGACCTCCCCGAGTAATCCGCACATACCAGCAAATCCTTGCCCGGCAGCATTTAATGAATTAAAAGTATCACAAGGCGACGATATTACTTGATCAAGGTTAGCAATGATTGATGCTATTTGCCCAGAATAAAATGCTTGTGCATCTCCGATAGTCCCCCGCACCTTTCGTATCGCCGCATTTATTGCTTGTAAGCCGGATTGCATTGACGATAAAAGCGTATCAAGGAATGGACGATCCGCATTGAATCGGGAAGAGTTAGAATCCGCTGAGTCTTGCAATAGGGCATCGACGGTGGCGAATACTGTTTCAACGGCGGACGGGGCTTTAGTAGGTGGCTTCAATTCTTTTGTCTCAACACATTTGAAAGAAAACCGAGCTATCCCGCCTTCTTGAAAAGTTTCCGAAACATTTACTTTTCCGACTACCTGTACTTGTTTATTCCCATAAAACGGATGGACTAATGTTCCGGGACCAAACGTCTCGATT